TAAATACTCGTCCGAACGCTCAAGGAGGTCTTGGTCCGGATCGACGGCGACATATTCGGAGACGTAGGACGCGAAGTCCTGAATCTCGTCGTCTTTGCGCACAGTCACTGCACGATCCATATCGTGTGCAGACCAAGCGGCGCCCTCACACTCAGAGACGTGTTTCGCGACGACCGGACGGTAAGTCTCTGGGTCAGTTGCGACACTCGTGGAGATCGCAGCTGCATCGAGGATAACGACGGGATGGCTGTGAGAATAGCCCGTCGCGTCTTCCTGTGGGCCGGGATGGGGTTCGGACTGCCAGTGCCAGACGTATTCACCGGACGAGAGTCCGAGTTTGTCCTCAAGAACATAGCGAAGCGTTCGTTTCACCGAATTTGAAGAACCTGACCACGCATCACGAATCCCCCGATCGTGATCAGCTATCGGACGAAACGACCCATCGTCCTCAAGCGACGAGGCGGTCAGACCGAACAAAACCGTAACGGGCTCGGAGAACTCGGGTTCGCAAGTATGTCCCCTCGGATATTCTCCACCCATAAACTGACGCTCTAAAGCCTTGAGACGTGCGTACTGGGCAGTCTGATACGACGGGGTGAGACTGTTGTCCATATCGATCAAGAACGATTCGTAGTCGTTCCGGACCTCGGAGCCGCGAGCCATCCGAAGAAACTTGTCGCGATATCCTTCGTACCATTCAAGCATTTCCTGAATGCCAGCGATCAGCGGGAGAGACCCACGCGAAACGGTTTCCTCGATCTTTTTCTCTTCGGTTTCGCCAATTTCAACGACCCGAGTGACCGTCTCAGGCTCCTCAAGTACCTCTTCGCGAAGTTTCCGACCGTGGACGGTGGAGATAGGTTCGAAGACGCGATCTCCGTACCGTTCGATAATTCCAGAGATCCGTTCTTCAACGGTCGGGAGACCGGAAGGACGGAAAGATAGTTCTGGTGACTCAGGGCCTGTATCGGTCGACGCGGGGTTAGTCACGTTGGATAGCCAAGCCGCATCCGCATCGGCTTCCCGCGGCGAGCTCATCGGTCACCTGCAGTCGACTCCATGTTCACAGAAACCGCCCCCGCCCAGCAGACTCGGAGAGGCCCGGCCCAAGGCCGGGTGCGGCGACAGAGTCGCCGGTCGGGTCAGCCCCCCGTTGAAGGGGGGCTGCTTCCGCCCGTGATTGCGACGGCGATTGGCGCTCGCCGTCGCTTCCGCCACCGCCACTCGTTTGGCGAGCTTCGGTCGCCTGTGAGCGGTCGGCGCAGCTAGATCCGCGTTCGAGGCAGTCGAGCGCGTGGCCGTATTCGATTCCCGTGGTCAGGTTGCTGGTACATCTCTGTCCGCAGACAGGACACCAGAATTCACCCGGGCCGTCAGCGGTGAGATGAGAGTTGGAGTTAGAACGGGAACCGAGAGTCGCGTCGCTGGAGAGATCATCTAGATCGGCGTCCTCGACGAAGTCGGAGAGATCGTCGTCCATGACGAAATTAATTCTAGGGAGATACAACATATATGTTTTGGTCTGTGATAGCAGTGTTGACACTAAGGGTATTGTAAGCCGCGCGGCCCCCCACAAGGAGGGGCCGCGCAGGCTGCCGCCCACTGAAAAGGGTGGGTGGGTCGGTGAGTGGAGAACCGTGTTTAGATGTGATTATCGGACGAATTATGACTATGCCGGTCCACGGTCGCGAAGCTCATCAAGAAGATCGGGCCAGTCGAGGTCGAGTGCGAATAGGTCGGGTTCGAGGTTCCAGTCCCACGGCGCCGCGTCATTCGGGTCCGGTTCCGCGGTGGCAGGTTCGAGATTTTCCAGGGACCCGCCGAACAGCTGATCGGTAGGCTTGTCGGCATCAGCAGGCCAGTTTTCGAAGAAGTCGACTTCCTTCTTTGAGTGTTTGAAGTACGCGGTCGTGAACAGCCGCTTCAGCTCAGGGTGACAGTCCTTGCCCGTGTGGAACACCGTGCCGAACACGTCGACGTTGACCTTCGCCATCCGCTTGGCGAGCGGCGAGAATTGCGCCGCGACCTCGTAGGAGTTAGTTCGAGCATCGAAGTGAGTCGACCCCTCATCGATGAAGACGAACTTCGGCCGATCGCGATGTTTGATGCAGGTGACTGCGAGGTCGTGTGCGCTGGTAACGACCTTGTCCGTGAGCGGCCAGGTCCGCGAGTTAGATATGACAAGGAGATCGTCGACGGTCGCGGAACGGAGCTCGGCAAGCAACGACATCAGGTTCGTCTTGCCCGTGTTCGGGTTACCGCAGCCACCGATGAACGCGGTCGCGTCATTGTTGGTCATCATGTCGTCGAGCCGCAGCGGGAGACGCAGCGCCGAGGCGTCGAGGTCCTGCTCAGTGATACCGACCAAATGTGAGAGCAACAAGGAGTTACCAGAATGGATCGCTTCGGACGCCTGCCGGGACTGCTGGGTCCGATCGACGAGGGACAGCAGCTCGGAGTGCCCGGACACGTCGGGATCAATATCGTCGAGGAACACAGAGGCAGCCACATCGTCGGGAGCGAGTGCACCCGCACCGGAGGCGAGGTTTCGGTCCGTATCGATGTTCCCGGCCAGCTGTTCGGCGAGCTTCGCCGCGGTCAGCATCCCCTCATCGGAATCACCCATCGGCGGACACCTCCGGTTTCTCTACGTGGCCGTTCCGATCAGTAGCGGGCTCGGGCTCCGAAAAGTCGAACCCGGACTTGTGGTCGAGATCGTCTAGATCGGAGTCCTCGACGAGGTCGGAGAGGTCGTCGCCGGAGTCGTCAGCCAGTCCGAACTCCTCAAGTTCCTGGTCGATCGCACGGCCGAGTCCGTCGCCCGAGTCGGGGAGCGAGCCGTCCTCGAACAACTCGACGACGCGCTCAACGGTGTTGCGGGTGGCGCGGCGGACGACCGTGAACGCGGAGGTTTCGAGGATGAATCCGCGCTGGGCGTCTTCCTGGAGTTGGCCGCGGCATTCGTGGACCGCACGAAGGGCACGGGTAAGCTCCCGATCGTCAAGCGTGCCGCGCCAGGTTCCTACGACGGTCATGTCTTCTAGGTCGACCTGTTTTGAGACGTAGAGGTTCGGGGACAGTTGGGTGATGTCGTAGGAGGTGTTGATGAACCCGTCGTCGTCGAGAACGTCCATTTCGCGGAAGTCCTCGGGCGGGAGTCGGTAGATACCGCCGTCGAGTACGCGGGCATCGAGGTCGATCAGCCAGACAAACGAGGGGTTGTAGAGCCAGCTAACGACCTTCGAGCCGGTCCACCAGCCGAGAGGCGTCGCGAACAACGCGGCGAATCCGGCGATGCGCCAGAAGCGGGGAATCGATGCGTCGAAGCCAGCGACCATCGCGACGATCGTGGTGACGACAGACAGCACGATCAGCTGGGGAACGCGAGCGCGGGCCCAGTCGAGTAGGTCCAGGTGAGCGGGCTGTTCGTCTCGGGTCGAAGGTGGGTCATGCTGAGTCATGCTATTCTCTCGGGTTGTTCAACGCGACCGTAGACGCGGCGAGCGACGAGATACAGCGTGGTGAGAGCGACACCGAGCGCGGCGCCGACCCCAGCAGCTTGTGAGTCCGAAGCAGTGAACGGGCCGGCGACGATCGTCGAAGAGGTTTCGAGCGGGACGCCGTACAGTGTGGTTCCGTCGTCGACGGTGACTCCAGCGCGCCCGTCCGAAGAGACGACACGCATGCGGATTTCGGTCTTCCCATCGACGATGAAGCTCTGTCTGTTAAGTTCGCGCGGTTCGCGGAGTACAACGGCCTCAGTGACGGTGACGCGATCGCGGGTGTCAGAGTCGAGGACCAGGACGGCTTCACCGTTGACGAAGTCAGAGGAACAGAGCCGAAGAGTCGGCGTTATCTCTTGTGAACAGGTTTCGGGCTGTTCCACGTCGGTCGGGTTCTCAACGGTCGCGTTCGGGGAGTCTTGAGCGGCGACAGATCCGGTCAGGGACACCACTATCACGAGAGCGATTAGGAAAGATCGAGGGAGCATGGTTGTTAGTTGTTCAGACCGAAGAAGGCGACCACGGCACCGACGCCGAGAGCGACGACTTCTCCGGGCAGTCCGAACATGTCGAGCTGTCCGAGGTCGAGGCCGCCGCCGTTGTTCTGCGAGTCCTCGAACTTCTCGATCAGGTCTTGATTCTGTTTTTCGAGCTGATCCCACTCCTCCTGTGAAACGTAGTTGTCGTCAGTCTGTGGTTGAGCGTTGTCGAAGCTCGTAGTCGAAACTTCTTCACCAGATTCAGTGTTCATCAACTTGTCGACGCTAAACGGGCCGTCGAGTTGCAGCGTTTCAAACTGCGTCTCGGTGGCGGCGGAGACGAAGCGCGCAGATTCAACGTTCGTGATGTTGGTTTCGAGGTCAGCCGAGGCGTCGTAGGACCACGTGCCGTCGCCGTTATCCGTCCAGTCAACAGCAGGGACAGAGACGGTTTCAGAGGCAGCAGTTGTCACTTCGATTGCGGTTCCCTCATACGGTTCCTCAGTGATCGTTATGGATCCACCATCGACCGCCGTCTCATAGGCGACCCAGTCGCCCGATACAAGACTCGTGTCGGCCGTGAAGTACACATCACCGACGAAGGTGGACGGGTCGTAGGTCGTACCCGACTCAATCGGGCCGTCCGACGAGTCGGTTAGCCCGAACGTGCCGGACAGCGTTGCGCCAGTGCTGTTGATAGTGATTGTCGCCTCGCGTTCGAGATCGACCGGAATATTAAGCGCAATGAGGTCAGAGATTGCCTGCGAGGTGCCTTCCTCCTCGCTCATCATAGCAGCGCGTTCGCGAGGCGTCACGAGGTCACTGACCGAGAGCTCGCCGGACTGAACATCGCCGTAGACGTTCGTAACCCACATCGAGATGCCATCCAAGACGCTTTGGTGCACGGTCGAGATCTCGTCATGGATTCCCTTCCACGTAGGCCCGTCTAAATATATGACGCTTTCGCCGTCGGGGTTGGGGTTGGAAACGATGACGTTGAAGTTATGGTCGACGTTGTAACCGCGCACGTCCAAATTCAGAGGATCAGCAACGGCCCGTGCGCCTTCCACCATACCATTCACGCCCTCTAACTGAAAGGTCGACCCATCGAACAACGTAATGTCTCGGGTCAATTTGTCCGTGAAATTGCCGAAGTCGCGGTCAACCTTAGTGACCCCTGAATCCAGCACCGCACCCGGACTCAGGTCAGGGTGCGACTGCAGAGTCGACCGCAGATTGTAGAACTCGCGGACCGACTCATTCCATGTCTTGAGTAGATTCTCCTGAACCGTGCTCAGGTAGGCAGACACAGCAGATTTCGCCGCGGTTTGAACCTCAGACTCAGAGACTCCCGCGTTCAATTGCTCAATGGCGGCGATCTTGGCGTCGACGTAGGCGGTGTTTTCCACGCCGTCAAGGATGTTCTGGTTGTCGATGATCGTCGAGGCGTTCGTCGACTTCCGGGTTTTCACAGTCTGATAGACCTGCTGTTTCAGCACGTCACCAGTTAGTCCCTCAGCAGGTGCGTCAGAGCCGACGACCTCGTATTCACGGAGAGCCCAACCGAGTGCGACAGAGCCGGCGACACCACCGGCAATGATAACCGGAGCGATAGCCTGCCCGTTTTGGACGGGCGAGCCAGCGACTCGTGATCCGCCGTAGTAGGCCGCGCCAGCGCCAATTGTGGTAGCTCCAACCCGGCCAAGGAATTGTCGTCGATTGATACCTTCGTGATCTAGATCATCATCTAGATCGGTGTGTTTGTTCTTATTCATTGGAATCACTTCTATCGTTGTCGTCGATCACGGAGCGGATCGCGTCGGAAATATCTCCAGCACAGTCGACACAGTGATCTCCCGCAACATCGGTGTCGACTCCATTGTGCACTTTAACCACAAGGGCAGGACCAGCCCAGCGCTCGTCGATTCGGATTTGACAGCAGTCGCAGATTATTGGTCTCATTGGCATTTCTCCCCGTTTTCGGAAGAGCATATTGAGCTCCCCGAACAGTGCGGGCAGTCTGTTCCGTGCATCACTGAGTCAAAGATGCGGTGGCAACTGCAACACCGATGTTTGACACAGGGACCGTGCGATAGAGCGGCGTCTGCACGTTCTATTCGCTGGTTGAACCGAGTCGAAATGATGTTGATGGCGATTAACATATTCGCTGTTGCGAATATCAAGCCGGTTGATTTGAACCCCTGATTGATCATGTAGAGACCGGGCATCGCGAATAGAAACGCAACTGCAACAGCTCGCATTATCACCCACGAATGTGAAGTCCACGGTTCGACCGGGGAGGTCGAGCGGATCACGACTAGATCGACAAAGCGGTCGATCGGGTTCGTGGGTGTGTCATATTTGGAACTCATAATGTGAGGTTCGAGGGAGGGTTACCGAACAGCGACACCCCAGGCGACGACGGTCGCGAGGAACGCGACGATCGGGCCGAGGTTGCTGCTAGTGTTGATAACGTCGGCGACCTGGGGAACGTACTGGTAGCTCGCGATGATGACCGGGCCGAGAGCGATCGCGACCTGTTCCCACTGCTCGTAACTGTCAAACTGCTTAGTCTCACTGCTGGCGAAGGCAATCGCGTAGGCGCCCAGGGAGATGAATGTGGCGTGTTCGGCGGTGAGCGTGTAGTCGATCCACGTCAGCAGCACCTCCGAGATCCCGCCGAACTGGTAGAGCCCGGCGATGATGAACACGACTGACAGCAGCGCGGGAAGCGTCCGCAGGTGAGTGTAATCCGAGAGGACGTTGCCCATCGAGTTTGAGTAGGACGACGCCATCAGGAGTCACCCTGAATCTTGCAGAAGGTGGGAAGGTAGTTCCCGCCGTCGTCCAGCTCCTGCTCTTCGACACCACGGGCGATCCAGGCGGTATCACCAAGTTGGAGGTTGCCCTGCTTGAGCGCAGTCTTCACCTCATCTTTGGCGAAATAGTCCACGACACCACGGTCTTTGTCCTTGATTGTGAGGCGGAACCACGGACCGTATTCGCTTTCCCCTTCGGTGATATCGAGGACAAACCCGACCAGCGTTTCACCAGGAGAAAGTTCGATTGCTTCCGATCCATCCGACGTAGGCGCGGCGGCATCAATGAAGCCGTCCGGCGCGGTTGGCGTTTCACTCGACATTGCAATTACAAATGTGAACGATTTGCATATAAAGCATGAACCTGTGCGGAGTGAAAGTAAAACCCAGAACCAGCAGCACACCATGATTTATTATATTTATATGGTACTTTTGACTGTAGATCGGATTTCGTCGAGCGCGGACGGTGGGAGCATGAGCTGGCCAGCGATGGAGATAGGCGAAGTCTCGCCAGTAGTCTCAACCAGCTCCCTAATCGCAACCAGCTCGCGTTCACCGAGTTTCGGTTCGGGTGACGACTGTCTCTCGAATCGGGTAGTGTACCAGTTATCAGACCACTGCTTTGGTGTCAACCGACGATCTGCGTGAACAGTTTCGCACCACTCGCGAGCGACCAGCTCCGGCGGGGGAACTCGACCGGAGCGAACATCAGATTCGTCGAAGAACGACGGGTTTTCCCAGGGTTCCGGCCCTTCGAGGGAAGAGGATAGCGGGAGATACGGAAAGTCGGTTTTATCCATTATCGAGCCGGCTCCCTCAACGACGATCGTGCCGTAGGCCGTAGCACCGGGAGATCCGATTTCGGTCACTTCCTCTGTTGAGAGCTGAACAACAGCATCAGGTGACCATTCGGGTTCCCGATCGAATCCATCTCGTTTCGTTTCAGCAGGTGGAGCTTCAGCAGAATCAGGTATCGGTACCTCTGCTGAAACCGTATGATTCGGAGATTCGGTTTCAGTGGCACAGAGGGGACAGGTATCTGGTTCGGCGTGGCCACACCGTCGAAGGCGTGTCTCAGAACCGATCGACCCGGCCGATCGAGCCGAAGGCCACCGTTCTGCAAGTGTTTGAGGGATCTCATCAGTCTCTTCCTGGTCATCTGCAGATTGAGACAGACGGAAGCGTGCAAGCGACGACTCAGATTGATCGATACCGTGAGGGGACCCGCACTCCGCGCATTCGTAGGTGAGTCCCGGTCTTGAAGAACGGACGATTGAATCGCCATGTTCAACAATCTGACCGGTTTGGGAGTCGAGATACTGTTGTTGACAGGCATCGGCTTTGACAGCCGCCGTTGCCCACCGCGAGCGGCTGTATTTCTGTGTCGTCGTCGACCATTGAGAGGCGGCCCAAATTAAATACTCGTCCGAACGCTCAAGGAGGTCTTGGTCCGGATCGACGGCGACATATTCGGAGACGTAGGACGCGAAGTCCTGAATCTCGTCGTCTTTGCGCACAGTCACTGCACGATCCAT